TCTGGGGAAAGAGACCAAGAAGGAGATTCTAGACGCCCTGAAAAATATCAGGAATCGGATCGTGGTCTCTCAGCACCGCGAAAACACAATGTCCGATGTGGCCGCCGATGCGCTCGCCAGCGGTCAGAGTCTCGCAGGCGCTGCAAAAGAAGCCCTGGGATTCAAGCGGGACAAACTCAAGGCCTCCTTCAAGCGCAAGTTCGACCCGCTGAACATCGTGCACCGAATCACGGGCGGCTCCAAGCTTGCTACCGCGCTGGCCGGAAGGGCCATGGGTCGCTCAGAGCAATCCATACGTGGTGCCGCCGGACTCCAACCACTCGCTGAGACACCCACACCATTCATGGGTGGACAGGATACAGGCGCCCCGTCACCCGTGGGCTCACCCGTGAACTCTGAGAAATCGACGTCACTACTTGAGAAAATGTCTTCGGCCCTTTCTCAGATACTCAAGGAACTCACCGAAATCGCCTTTATATACAAGATGCAATATGCATCAGATGAAAAGAAACTTGAGTTAGAGAAAGAACGGGACGAAAAACTCCAGCAATGGCATGACGAGGAAAAGGATGCCAAAGCCGCCGGTGCTGTTCACGAGTCCGAGATACCCACTCAGGTTGACAAAGAAGGAAAACCCGTAGAGAAAAAAGAGGATAGTATATTCAGTAAGCTTCTCAAAATGCTTTTCAGTCCACTCGGTCTCGCTATCGCGGCCCTTGTAGTCGCTGGAACCATGCTCTACAAACAATGGGACAACATTAAGTTAATCGTAACAAACCTCAAGGAAGACGTGGCCGATCTATGGGAATCTGTCAAGAGCGGCTTTGGAAAACTGAAGGATTGGGTGTCGGGCGTTTTCACGACCATCTATGACACCATTCTCGATGGAGTCGAAGCGGTGGTAAAAGGAATCAAGGTCACGTTGAATAAGATTCTTCCAAAATCCCTGCAGTTCGAAATTGAAACTCCAGAGCAAGAACGCGAAAGATATCAAAAGGAAGCAGTGGGTGGTGGGTCTGGGGCCGCAAGGGCACAACGAAAACTTGCACAGGCCGTCGCGCCCGAGGGTGCTGTCACCAAGAGTGTAGAGTCCGTTGCATCTGTGTTTGCTGGACAGCAGCAATCCAAAAACTTGACACCAGACGAACTAGAAGGCCTCCGTGGTGGGAAATACACGGAAGAAGCAGTTACTGGTCTACGAGGAGAAGGTATTATTAAGAGTCCTGCAGCAAAGGTCCTGGCACAATCGCTGGCCAAATCCTATGGAGAACTCTATACTGACAAAGAGGGGAAACCTTTACGCATCAAGGACGATCCAGAGAGTGAATCGCGTTTGAAGAACTTGGCACCACAACTCGGCGCGAAGCTGGCCGATACCATTGCAACACAAGCTCCTGGTGTCACTCCGGGTGCTGTTCCGACAGCCTCAATGACGCCCACAGAAGTTCCGGCAGTGACTCCTACCAGCGGTCAGACGCTCACACAAGCCAACGACCTCCAACGCAACGCAGCCACCGAGACACCAGGCGGAGGAAGGAATACCGCAGCGGTGATCAACAACGTCAGCAACCAGGTCACCAATGCCCCGACCTTCAACCAGGGAATGCCTCCAGCACGAAGCGGCGAATCGAGTTACCAACGGTCCCTGGACCGTCATTATGTGCCCGCCTAGACGCACAAATGCCACCGAATCGTGAGACCCGGTGGCATCGACCGACGCTATAAATTTCTGTGACCTCAGTGCAAATGCTGCCCCTCTAGTCGCTCGGCTTCAAACTCTTTCCAACACTCGTGCTTGATTCGATTCCAGGTGTAGAGCGCACGTTTCAACTCTTCTTTTTTTGCAGGTGACAACTTGGACGAACCCGTTTCAATCAACTTCAGGTAAGGGTCAACCTTTATCATGGCCGTTTCCATGAGATTCGCGCAATGAGCCACCTTCGCGTCATCGGAACCACAAGGGAACCACAGCGTTTGGCCCGCAGGTTGCTGCCAGCAATAGGGTGGGTACGAGGGTTCCTGTTGCCCGGCCGCGAACGCGACACCAGCGATTCCCAGTAACAAAAACACGGTGATAATGAATGACCTCATGGTTACCCCTTGGAGTTTGGTATATACGAGCATAGGTGCCCACCTAAAGAGCCCTCCTGGACCCTTTTAGCCCCCGTGCGTGCTCTGTTTGGTGCCACTGAATCGTGAGACCCGGCGGCACCTATTTAGTTTACTCGGACTCTGCCAAATTCTGGAAGAAGCTCATGTCGTCCTCATCCGGTGGCGCCGACGCCGGCAATCCTGGATGAACGACAGGCGCAACGACACCCACATCGGTATCGTCGGTCAACGCCGCTGACACCGACTTCTCGGCTGAGGTGTTGATTGCGACACTACCCAGTACCAGGGTCATGCGAGCAGCAATCTGCTCATAGGTCTTGAAGTGCTTTGGAGCAATGAATTCCCTCAATGAGAATTCCGATTGCCAGAGCTTTTCGAGCACCGCGTCGTCGGTGGACACTGGGGCCTGTGCTGCAAATTCGCTCTTGTCGTAGTTACGGTACCCTTCGACCTGGCGAATCTTGAGCTTGAAGTTCGCACCTTCCCACAAATCGAATGGGCTGAATGCCTTTTCGTCTGGAAATTCTGGATGCATCTTTTCCGAAACCTTGTCGAAAATCTTCTTGCCAAAACGGTACAGCTTCACTTTGCCATCGTTCTCTGGCTTCGCGGGGTCAGAGACGACCAAGATATTCGCAAAATAGGACAGCTTACGCTTCCGGTCACGCGCAATGCCTTTGTTGGCCTCGACACCTGAATTCCAGAGCACCGTGTTCTGTTCGCACACCGGGCACTTTTGGTCCAGTGTGGTCAGGCACAGGTCAATCAACCATCCACCCGGTCCTTGAAAGCCGTGCGAGAAGGTGCGTACCCAGGGGAGACCATCTTCGCCGTCTTGCGAAGGTGCGGGTAGGAAGCGAATGATGGCGATACCATTACCGGCCTTATCGACGGTAGGTTCCCAAAAACGTTCGTCCTCTTTCTTTTCATTTTTTGTGTTGAGATTCTGAATGGCCTGGGTAAGTTTTTCAACTGAACCGCGAGACCGCTTGAGGGCGGAGAAACTGGTTGCACTGGACATATAAAAACCTCCTATTGGTGATGGTATGTGTTTGTAAGAAAACGCATTTGTGGATGCTATTGTAGCACTATTTAGCTAACTTGTCAACTGCTTTTTGATGCTTTCTCGAAATAATTGTTGGTCGATACCAAGAAACGGGGTGTAGGCTTCGTAGCGTGTTTTGACCGCCGGAAACACGATGGTATCAGTGATTAGCTTGCCCCAGGTCGGTAGAAAATGGATCAGGGTATTCAGTACCACAACCGTCTCCTCGTGTATCTCGTGGGTCAATGCTTGGGTCAACAACGTCGGGTACTGTCCATTGGTTACCACGATGGCCGCTTGGAGGCTGTCTACCGTGTACCCCCGTTCCTTGAGGTCACCAATCACCACATACTCCAAGGACTCTTTGATACGCTTGCGAGACTTATAGACATCCTCAGACTCATCCGAGGTCACATCGCGCACCCAATCGACCTTTAGAGAGAAAAAATTCGCAGCCAGGAAGAATGCAAGTTCTTCTGTAGTGGGATATTTCTTGGCGAGCCGGTGGAAAAAGAACTTGTCGCGGCGAATCTCGAATTTGTCGGGGGTACAATGTTTTACAGACCCCTTGTAGCGAAAGAAATCATACTTGGGGTCTGTAAAGTGGAGGTGGAGTGATTGGTATAATTTGAAGGCGTCGAAACCGGTTACGCTCATACAGGTAGGCGTCCATCTTTCTTTCCGCGCCGCTTGAGCAAATTGAGGTCTTGAGTCTCAATCGTCAAGTCAGCACGGACGGCCTTGGTTAGCAACGATGCGGCGACCTCAGACTCCATGCCCGTCTGCTCACAGTAATGGAGCAGCCCATCCCACAGAGAAACATTCCGTCGAGCGGAGTATTCCCTGAGCATCAGAGAGAAATTTTGTATTTCTTCTTTGGTGGGCATTATTTGACAAGTGCCTTGTAGAGGTCCTCGAATTCGTTGTGGATCGCCACTTGTTCTTCGAAGTTTTGCTTGTGATAAACCTTGACAAGCTTGCTGACCATTTTCTTGGACAACTTCACGTCGTCAGCAATTTTCTTGGTCGCTTCTCTGACATACTCTGCCTCACCCTCGGCGCGAGCCAGCGAGTTCGACATTTCCTTGACCGCCTTCAACAAACGATCCTTTTCTTCCTGATTCAAACTCACCACCAATGCTGTCAATGCCATGATAACCCCCTATTGAAAAAAGTATTTCACTAACCCTGCTACCGACAACGAAAACACGACCATCATGACGACCATGAAGAATATAAAAAACCAATCCTCAATGTTCATTGCGGCTCCCTGTAAAAAATGTGATCCTCTATCACACCTAATCGAATCTTGTGCTTCGCCCACGCGGGGTGGACGTAACGCGCATGGTAATAGGTCGCATCACCATATTGATTCATTATAGCACGATTTCCGATGTTTTGCAAGACTCTATGAGCGATTTCTTGCGACTCGTTCCAGAGAGTCTGGTTGGGCTTGTAGCGTTCCTCACACCAAAACGAGAACTGGCAGACTTTGACGTCCTCAACCCTGGAAGACTGAGCAATCACACCACAGACAGTTTTGGGGTATCCATGACGACCGACACGGTTCAGGACGACCCACGCGACCGCTTCCTTACCAATAACCGATTGGTTCCCCGCTTCGTAGTAGATGGCCTGTGTCAAGCACTTCTCGTCCTGCGGTGTGGGTGTATAGTCGATCACTTTGGTACTCTCGCTGTAGGGCGAAGATGGGGACATCGTGGTATCCGACATTGAAATTTGTGCCAGTGGAAACACCACCAACAACGATAGGACCAGTAACACTCGAACCAGATGTAGTAGTTCACGTCTCATGAAGTGACCTCCTAGGCAAATTGGGAACCGTTTTCCTTGTAATATTGGGCGATACATTTATCAAGAATGGGCAGATACTCAGCTTTGGACCTATTGTGAATCACCGCATGGGATTCACCCTCTATCGCGGTTGCTAGAACGATTCGATCAATCGGCATACCCGTGCGCTCTTCAAACATTTCCGCATAGGCAGCGGTTTGCACAAAGTAATTCAGAATCCATTCCTCTGGTTTGTGGCGATTCGCGGTTTTCACGTCCAGAATCGCTAACAGCTTATTCCAAACCACTACCGCATCACAGCGACCCGCAATCTTGAGTCGATCAGAATACAGGGGTTGCTCAATCGCATAGACTTCCGAAATATTGGCATCAAAGGTTTTTTGAAGCGACAGAAACATCTCTTTGAGTGTTGGCATGATACCAAGTCGCTCAAGGGGTGTCAGGGTGCCCCGCAAATAACTCTCACACACCGCGTGAACATT